TGAATTGAGTGATTTATTGTATAAAACTGTTGAACTTTGCCACGTTTTATCAAGAATTGCATGTTCTTCAAATATATTAGGACTCTTAGAATTTGTATTCCAGTAAATTTTATATAGATTCCAACCATTCCGAGGAAGCAAACCTCCTTCAGTTTTGCCCGAATATGGTAATACATAAAACGAGAATAGACTCATTGTCTTTCAATGTAGATTTTACTTTAGGTTCGCTCAGCTAAAGCTGAATGCGGATATTTAATTGTATATTTTGATTTAACATAATAGGGAAATAGGAAATGCAGAGACCTAACTCTACTTTTCATGGTATGAATCCTCAAGAAAGAGAATCTAAATTATCCGCACTTCGCTTTAATCCACTTGGTCCGCGAAATGTGGTTGATCCTTCAGTTTTTTCTCGTCCTGAAGCACAGGCATTTAGAAAGGAAGAACGTTCTATGCTAACTGATGCTGTTGTAACTGAAAGTCCTTTTGCGGGGTCGGGTACAGCCTCGTGGAAAGAGCCAATCCGACCCCCCCCTGCGGGGTCGGGAGTACGTATTCGTGTAGAACCTAATTCTCGTGATGCTATGAATAGTCGGATTTTAGAACAGATGCCTTTTACTGCGGCGCGTAACATTGTTCCTAAGGATATTTTAAACGCTACAAAACCACTTGTTCAAGACATGAATCCTATTGATTCGCGACGTGGCGTAAATAGTTATAAACAAGCAGTAGAATTCTTCCCTGATGCGGATACAAAGACAGGCATACAACCCAAGGCCAAAGAACCAGAGCGTTTCATGCAGAACCCCTATTTACAGAGATTAGATGCGGCGAATGAACCTCGTCAGATTGTGCGTGAATTGCGCTCAGCTGTGACAGAGGATAATCGGGAGAAATATTTAGATTTATCACAAAAAATAGCAAATCGCAATTTTTCGCATGTTTTAATTCAGGGTGATCAGGTAATGGTCCAGCAGGTCACTAATCTAAAAGCTTACGAGTTACTAAAACCTAAGCTTGATGATTTTTCCACTGATTATAGGCGATATGAATAGATTAATCAAAACTTACAATGACATTCATCTCGTGCTGATTGACAACTTTCATGGCTGAACGCGAAAGTTCAGTACGTTGGCGACGACCAGATTGTAACTTCTTACCATCCTTTGAATAATGCTCCTTGATACTAGCATTCATGTCCGCTTCAATTGCTGTGCGATTCTCCTCAATGTAATCTAAAATCTTCTTTTCAATAAACCAGCGGAAGAAGTTTAATTGTCCAACTGTTGTCATAATTGACGGCTGATTGAGCGCTTCAAACATAATGCGGTCGCGCCGACAGAAAGGGTCAAATAACTTTTTTGAATATGCTTTTAGTTCTCTTTTATAATTAAAATGAACTAAAAACTGCTTTGTTCCCATCATATACGATGTGTTATTCTTCTTGGCATAATTTGTAATAAACCAATCCACTAGTCGTAGGCTTATGGGCGATTCACCCTTAAGAATAGGTGTAATCTTCTCAAGATTTCCGGGTTCATTGTAGAAAGTTTGGAGATTTTGGACAATAAAATCTTGGCGGCATTGAACGCGGACTTTTTGCGTTGTGTTACGCGGCTCTGATTCTTGCATAATACTATAGTTTATCTAGAAGAGTTTAAGTTATAAAAAATTAAACGCGGAATAGGTAGATGGCTGATTCAGATGATGAAGTTGTTGGAGTCCGTCCTGCTAGAAGACAAAGAGCGCTTCCTGTCGCATTGGAAGTAGCGGAACCGGCAGAAGCTGTCGCAGAACCTAGGCCTAGAAGAAGAAGAGGTGCACCTGCTGAAGTTGAAGCTGCTGAAGCTGCTGAAGCTGACGCTGTTGAAGCTGAACCTGATGAAGCTGAAGCTGAAGCTGAAGGGTCTTCTGGTGCGCGTAGATCTGCGCGTAGACCTGCTAGAAGTCCAGCTGCTAGAAGAAGAAATCTACGGGAATCTAGAAGAATATTAGCTGAAAGTGGCATCAATGCTGAAAATGCTCGGGAAGGTCAAGCAGCTGAAGGTGGGGACCAAGCTCAAGAAGGTCAAGAAGGGCAAGAAGGTCAAGAAGGTCAAGAAGGTCAAGCAGCTCAAGAAGGTGAAGGAGGTGAAATGGGACCTCTTGGAATGATTGGTGCAGTGCTTAAAAGCACAGTTAATTATTTAAAAACCGATCCTCGTAAAAGCGCATTTGAGAATGATACAACTGAAGAGCCCTATCGTAGTTTAACGCAACTATATGAAACGGCTAAAGAAAATCCAAATTCACCGGAAATACTTCGTCAAGTTACTTCTGATTTTCGTACTCTAAAACAAGGTTATCATGATTCAGGTTGTGACACAGATGTAAATATTTCGCTAAATCCAAAATGTATAGGTGTTCAAGCAGGCTTATATATGAGACTATTTGATATTCGGAAGTCAATAAATGAATCTCTTGAACAAATGAGACCAATACAGCAACCGGCTGTTTTAGCACGAATTGATAGAGAAGCACGTCCTGAATTTGGGAATGAAGATGTATTCGTTCCTGCTGGAGTATAATTTAATACTTGTACAGAGTAGATGAATCAATTAAATTCTAAAATAAATAATTTTTCCAAATCACTGGGTCTAGCATATTCAAGGAATGGAAATGTACAATATGTTCCCGGATTTAATAGAGAATCCGCAGAGCGTCTTTACACACTTGTTCAAGAAAGAAAAGGAGGAGATCAACCACTTGATTTAAGAATGCAGTGGATTGCTCTACTTATTACATTGTATAAGAAGACAACACTTGCTGATAAAAATAAAGTTCTACCTATGTTAAACTCGGCGGGATATAAAAATAATATTATTCAGAAAATTGCTACACTAAGCCAAGGCATTTCAAGGGAAAGTATTATAGAATTTGTTAAAGGTGTTGGTGCTTTGAGTAATGGTCCTTTGAAACTTACGGATAATGATATTAATAAATTATTCCCAGCCTAGTAGTAGGATATGAATTATTTACTTAAATCAAAATATGCTCTTTATTCCGCAATTGTATTCTTTCTTTTTGCGAATCCCTACACATATCATATGACAGAAGGTTTTTTTGGTTCTTTTCTACATATTGCGACAAATGATTGTCCCACCGTTTATGGTGTATTTTTTCATACATTCCTTTTCTTTCTAGCAATGTTTGGTCTTATGACTGTTCCGTCTCTTGCTCAAGGTCTCTAGCTTTAAGCGCAATACTTATAAGTTTTCTAGCAGCTTCTTTATATGAATAATTCTCATGAACAAATTTTGCCGGAGTATAGGATGATAAATTACTAAGAAAAGTCTCAAAATCAGATTTCCAGACCTCCTCAGTTGATTTTAATCCACATTCAGGCGACCACGATACAATACTTGTAACTGTGCCTTCCATCACCTTATTATTGGATCTATAATAAGTTCGGTCAATACAAAAAATGGGACAATTACATGCCATGATTTCTAATGCGGCCAGTCCCTGCGTTTCCTCGTTATCTAACATTATACAGAATTTACTTTTTTGCGCTACATCTTTTAGCATTGCGGGTTTATAAAAATGATAGCAAACAACAGTACCCGTCATCCCATAAAAATTATGGAATATCACACTCCAAATATTTTCAATATCTGCCATTCTTTGCGATTTATAATAAATAAAAAAGTCCTGTGTCTTCGGTTCCAATGATGGAGTAAAATAATCTGTATCTATACCCGATTCCCATAAATTAACCGTTTTAGTTTTATCATTTTTTGCTTTTCTAATTGGAAATTTTTGTTCTAACCAATTTATTACCCACATAGCCGAAAATGTTAAATGATTAGCGTGTGACCAAACTAAATCTTCATTCGCATCTTTCATGCCAACATAAGAAAGTGGAATGGGATTTGGACCAAATATTGTATTCTTTGGATACATTCGCACATCTTGGTATATTCCAAATAATTGAATATTAAACCATCCTGGTTCATTTATAAGAATAATCGCGTTTGGTAATAGTTTTTTTATACCAATTAATACTCCTATGATAACTGCGGTGGGTCCGCCCGCCGCAAAATGACCCGTGTGTATCCATAATCCTATTTCCATATCCATCCCTAATGTATTTATTTGTTTGTATTTATGTTTTTAAACTAAGCCACAATCTCCTCATATAACGGCTTCAACTCATTGTCCCAAACAAAATTCTGAACCACCTTCTTGGCTTCCTGTCCATGCTTTTCACGGAGCAAAGAATCTAGCAGATACTTCTCAATTCCAAGACAATATTCGTGGGGGTCTACACAGAATGCCTTACCGCCAAGGGCACCCATTCCAATGGGAATATGGTAAGCAATATTCGCGGGAACAATAACGCTATTGCTGGTTGTGCAGAACTCGTTAAGGCCAAGAATATCAGGCACTACCTGCGGAATTCCAACACCCATCTGCTCCATCTGGCAGAGACCAAAACCTTCACCTTCAGTGGTTGTTACACCAATATCTGCGGCGTTGTATAGGTTATTAATTTCTGAGTCAGGCAGTGCTTGGTCCGCATTGCTGACCATGAGTCTGCTAGCAAAGGGTTCAATTGCGACGTTATGACTACGAAGCTCTTCTACGTAGATGTCAAAAAGAGAATAGCCTCCCTTTTCACCCTTATCGCAGATACAGAGCAGAAAAATAGGCTTGGTGGGGTACTTGGTGATAAGTTCTACAAAAGCCATAATTAGAAGATCATAGCGCTTACGGGGAGAATTGCGGTTAACATTTAACATAAGAAATCCATTTGTTGGAATGCCAAGACCCGCGCGAACCTTAGAACGATCTACCTCAGAAAATAGATCATTTGAATATCCATGGCGAAGAGTACGCAGACGAGGCTTGGGTGCGTCACCCAAAAATTGCTTTTCCAGAACAGAACGCCAACGGTCTGTAAAAGCAAACACAACTGATGCTTCACGACGGATCATTTCCATAAACATCTGACGCTGACCGACGTATACTTGGTCCAAATAGATAATAATCTTGAAACGCCGACGCTCATCGGCATTCAACTGCTTGATAATCTCTTCAAGAAACTTACACACAACCAAGGAATCATTATAGATGATTAGAACATCAGGCTGAACCTGCTTGATGACTTCGGGGAGACGCTTGTAGCCGAATCCCTGCTCAACAGGGTTTTCCATGGCCGCGGCATCAAAACTATTTACATTCGGCGGGTAAGGCCTATAATCGGGAATTTGCGTTCTAGCACGCTGAAAACCATAATGATGTAACTCTACATCGGGCTTCTTTGCTAGATACTTCACAATATTATAGGTTACTTTACTATAACCAGTAAATTGCTGAATATGGGTGCCTACGAGCAATACCTTCTTCTTGCGGTTTTGAAGTTTGTCAAGTGAAATGATATTAGATGGAGGAGGCGGAGGAGGCTGCGCTGACTGCATCTGCATCATTTGCGTCTCAACATTCTTCAGAATTTCTGGTGAAAGAGGACCATTCTGTGCCTGGAGAGTTGACAACAGTGCCAACAGATTGGAATTCATATTAATTCTTTTTGGTGAAATTGGTTTAAATCAAAGACGCGGAGATTAGATAGAATGTCTAAAAGGACTAATACACCGAAGAAAAAAGTGATTTCTAAGAAACTGCGGGAAGAAGTATGGTTAAAACATTTTGGCAAAACATTTTCATCAAAATGTCCTATTCAATGGTGTACGCGGGAAATTTCAGTATTCGCATTTGAAGTTGGGCATAATATACCCGAGTCCAAAGGTGGAAAAACTACAATTGATAATTTAATTCCAATATGTGGAGAATGTAATCGTAGTATGGGCGACCGTTTTACAATTGATGAATTTAGTAGACAATTTGCTGCTGCTGCTGCGCCTATGCCATCTCCTACGCTATTTCAAAGATTCTTTGGATGTTTTAATAAACCACAGACACAACCAGTAATAATATCCAGAAAAAAAATAAATCTCGTAAGAAACCGATCATTCGTTAGGACTATTTACAAATAAAATTTTTTAACTATTGTTCCGCCTCTTGCTTTGAAATCCGCTCAAGTGCTGCTAGAATATGCGCTGTTATGTTTACCTTATGCGAATTCCAATACTTTGTTAAGTTCTCTTGAATTTGATTTAATGCTTCCGGATTAGTGTTTATTTGTTGAATCATAGATTTTACGGATAACCAATCTTTGGAGATTAGAATAGCATTATCACCTATTAATTTATTATAGCATTCGTGCTCATTATTTACATCGCCTACACAGATAGGAATACATCCGGCTTCAAGGGCTTCATATAGACGATATGTTTCATAATTCTGTCCCTTAGGGCACGGTATAAATCTAGTATCTTCAAGAGTTTTCATATACTCATCGGCTTCTTCCGGCAATGGATGTTTCCATGTTGGAAGTAATTTCATTGAATTCGGTTCAATTGTAGCCAGCGTTTGTAACATTTCAATCCGATTAGGTTTGTCAACTGAACCAGCAAAACTCCAAGCTAGAGTTCTCTCGGATAATTTCTTGAATTTACCCTTTAATGAACGATTGCGCACATATCCTAACGGAATGGTGATTATCTTATCACTTGGCGGAATATCTTTACGAACATAATTCCGAATGACTAATTTTACTGCTGGATGGTCATAAATAGATACTGGATCATTCACTGTTTCATCGCTTAAATGAATTAGCACCGCTGGCTTCTTTTGCTCTGCTAGAGTATTTAATTTTTGAAGAATTATCTGTTCCACTGCTGACCACTTCTGTATTAATATAAAATTAATGGGTTGAAATGTGGGTGACTCCTCCTTGCCAAATGGAATAAACTCAAGAGGTTTGCCAATAATCTCTTCTATCCAATCACGCTCTAGAAAATCATTTTGTTGATTGGGAACAAAATACCAAACCGGATAAGGCTTCGCCATAAAATTGGGCGTTGGGAGATAGACAATTCCGGGTGGTCTGCCAATTATATCTTCGCTAAATTTTTCCAAAATTTCTTCTACAATTCTTCTTAATACAATATTACTGGAAACTTTATTATAAATTGCTAATTTAGTCATTACATCACTCATTAAATCACTTGTCATTTTATTTCTTTGGCTAATAAGAACCTGTTGAATTACGCGAATCCAATTATAATTGCGTTCTTTTACTTCAACGGCAGATAGTTCCTTTTCAAAAAAAGATAGACACATACTTGTCATCTCGGGAATTTTATTCTGCGACAATTTCAATAAAATCGCATTACATTCAATATTAATACCGTCAACCATTACATCATTATTTGAGGCTGGCTTTATACTTTCAACCGTGGCAACTTCTTCAGAGGTAAAAACTTCCGTATTATTCCATAAATCAGAGTCAAAATTGTCAACACGCTCAAAGTTATTAAATTGAGACTTTTGATAAATCGGGTCTGTATCTTGAAAACATCCCGCAACGATTGGATGGATAAAATAGACATTCAGTTGTTCCATGTGATTCACAATCATATGGTCCCCGCTTGTAAAGATACCGCGTTCTTCAATGATTTTGGCTAGTTTTCTGGCACCCCGAGCAAACATAATGTAGGCGTAATTACATGAATGGAAATACCGTCTAGGATTTCCGGGAGTGAAAATTTCATTTGGTATTACTTTTGAAAAGTGCATATTAACTAATTCTACAGCATTTCCAAAGGCTTGTTTATTAGGCGGTAAAATACCTCCCAGATAAATCACATCGGCATCTGCTGGAATCAATTTAGACGCCTCCTTCCACACATCAAGCCACTTCGGATAAAAACGAACATCATCTTCAAGGATAAGACAACTGTGGTCATCTCGGGGCACCTTTGCTAGACGCTGCCATATCTCATTATGACTAATAGCACACCCCATGACCGCCTTTTTCCATTTAAAATCATTATTACGGAAAAGATGTTTAATATCTTGAGTTAATTTTATCTCTAGCCCATAACAGGCTGAATGACGCTTTATTTTATTATTCATGTAAGAGTGAAACTCAGAAAATGACTTATAGCGGTCAGTGCGCTTATCTAGATTAATCACGGCAGCTTCAGTAATTTTGTCGGCAAATTCTGCCTGTGCTTGTAGTGTAGGTGTAGTGGAACCCATATTAACATTTCCTCTATGATGATAAAATGCGTAATTACCTTGAATCGCAGCTGAATAAGATTCACAAGTTGTGAATTTTGCTAAAGGTCTCCTATTAATCTTTTCACGATAACTCAAAATACTTAGAATGGATTGGTCGTGACGATGTCCTTTGTTGCCTGTTTCCCACTTTTCTCCAACCAAGATATCACGGGCTTTTGTGTAATAGAAAGCATGTGTGAACAACTTCTTAACAGAAGGGAACGATGTATTCCATCCTAGCACAGCTGCTTGAAGTTGCTTTGAGTTTAATTCTTCTTCAGTACAATTCATCATCTTTACAAACTTGTCATGGCACCAGTTTCTATTTATATTTTCATCTTCTAGCAGGAAAGTTCCTTCTTTTTCAATAATAGTATAAATATCAGTAATTGGACGAGCCAACATTACTCCCGCATCAATGTAAATGCCCGGCTGAGACAAGTTCTGATAGATTAACCAAAGTTTCCATCCATAATGCTGAGGTTCCCAGAAATCTAACCAAGGGATCTCTGCAGGATCTGTTGTAGGGAATGGGGTGAATTTTATTGCTGAATAATTTTGTTTGATAACTGAAATTTCATTCGCAGCATCGGGCCAATAATAAACAGTAATCTTTTCAAGCGATATTTTCTGCTTAATAAGACCTTCTAGCCATAATAATAAGCTGGGAATGTATTTAGTATTTACTGCTGTGTAAAACTTAGGAGTTTCATCTTTTTGCGTGATAGTTTGTTGTATCTGTTGTGTCTGTTGTGTCTGCTGTGTCTGCGGTGTAGAAGCAAAAGGAAGAATTGCCGTAACTAATCGTTTCATCTGGGTTCTAGCATAAGTCTCTGCTTCAGGTGTAATTGCTGGGATAGAGAACATCTGAAGATATTTCATTGGGTCCGTATCAACATTTTTTATTTCTTCCCGAACTTGGTCCCATGATTTGCCATGCGCATTAATTCCTCCAGCAGGGTGGAAATCACGCGCCAAATTCGGATCTCCCCAATAGATGGGAATACATCCTGCGGCTTTTGCGTGGAAATACTTTTCAGTAATATATCCGGGGTCGGACGAGTTTTCAAAACAGATATTGAATTTATACTTTTGGAGGAACTCATGCTTTACCATTTCACCTCCACCACCGCCAAGGCCGCCCTCCAGTTTCATTCCCATATTGTTCAAATGAGCGCCCGCTGAATCAACCCTCTTGTATTTACTAATTTCTCCTAGTGCAGCATTTCTATGTTCGTTTTTGGGATTAGACACAATATATGAGGCAAATTCTGACTTCTTTGACAAAAAGTTTACCTGAGGTTTAGTACATACTTCATAGGGAATTGGTTTAGGATTACGGATTTGACCGGGATCAGCATTAAACCAATTGACTTCTAGAATCCATAATGGAATACGAAGTGTCTTAGAATTAACTTCAAGCGAATGCCCTACGCTTAGAATAATCTCGGGGCCTTCAATATGCGGATTATTTTCGCCACTGAAAAATATCTTTGGAGTACCGTCATACTTTCTATGTCCGTCGCCAAAAGGTCCAAAGATTACCAAGTTGGGTTTTTCATCTCCTGAAATGATTTTGACTTCAATATCCAATCTCTGCTTCTTGATTTCATCCTCTAGCAAACAAGTGAAAAAGTTGTATTTGGGATTGAAATCAAACCACATATCCGTAAAAGCAATTGATAGTGTATTTTTCTTTGACTGGCTTTTCTCTTGTAAAGCCAAGGGTGCTGAAAGTGAAATCTGCTGTAAAGGATTGGCTAATGCTGCGGCAAAAAAAGCCTTTGATTTATCGCTTTCCCAATCATATTGGGTTAAACAAAATATTTTCCGTTGAATAAAAGCATCTTTCATAAAATAACCACTTGAAGAATTCAAATCGCGTTTTAGTTCCTCATATTGATTCACAGCGGCAGAAATTTCATTGGATTCGTAATAATATCCAGCTGATTTTTGAATTCCTTTTTGAATTATATCACAATTATGTATCATGGGAATATCTAACCATAAAGCATCCAGCAGAAGATGTTTCATTGCGCGCCAGCGTTGATGCGCAATAAGGACACTCTTAAACTTTCTCAATTCAGGAATAGGTATCCTTCCAATAAAATTTCCCGATACATCTTTTCCAGCAAAAAGATTTGCTAGAACATTTCCGTTAAAATACTTGTTTTTCTTGAGAACATCTCCGTTTCCAACAATCCATGAAACTGGGTTCTTTTCAGTGATTTCTGCTACGATACAAAGCGGAAGAATACAATTGCTTGTATTAGTCGTATTACTTTCAAGGACCACTAACTGTGATTCGGGATTTTCATACTGATTCCACTTAGTTAGATTGCCCTTTGCGCAATAATTATCCAGACTTATGTGCTCCCAAATCCAGGGCACAATACGAACCGGAATTAAGTAAATTCGCTCAATATACATTTTGTCGTCGGGCGAATAACACTCAGGAATCCAGACTTCGGAAACGTGTTTAACAGAGCGAATAAAGTTATTAAAGAAATATACTGAACTTTCCATGTCATTAAAAAGCGGCGGCTGATGGCACCAAATGATGTGCTTCTTGGAGATTTTAAGACGAAGAGCTTCCGGGATAAACCATGAAATCTCAAATATTATATCAAATGTCTGCTTTGCTGAAATCACGTCTTCAAGAAATGAGCATTTTATATTCTTTTCCTTGAAAGTTGCGTCCAATTCAGTAAAAGGATTCTTACAGTCACTGGGTGAAATAAGTGTAGCGGTGTGACCATTTTTACTACACCATAAAGCAAATGCGACGGCTGTCCGATTACAGCCTTTCGCAAAGATACTATCAGTTCCTAGGACTGTTAATCCGATTAACATTCTATTAGAGCATTGTATCTATCGTTTAAACTTTTTACGCAGGATTAGTAATTGATAACGGGACAGCGGCGTTTAACATATCTATCCATGCTTTCTGATTCTCCGGATTATAGGGTGAAAATCGCCAGGTAAGTTGCTGAGATTGCGCTTTATACATTTCTTTTCTAGCAACATGGTTTTGAATAATATCTTCAATAGCAGCTATAGCAGAATCTAAATTGTTACCTTCATAATAATAAGCATAGTCTTTGAAAACTGAGAAATTATGAACAACTGGAAATCCCATAAACATGTGCTCTAGAAAACTATAATTGTATTCATTATTAACAGTGTGCTGAAGAAGTATATTGTTATTCATGTGTTTTGAGACTGTAATAACATCTGCTCGTGGAAGAAGATGGAGTTTACCTGCTTTGTATAAAGTCAGATTTTCTAGAATATTACTGGTGAAAAAAGGATTATTCTTAAATTTATCGCCATTAATTATAACACAATCTTGGACAAGATGAGGGGATTTCTTATAGAGTGCTTCGCAGATTAAAATAGGGAAAAGACTGTTTTTTTGAAAACTAATATTGGGTTCCATAACTGTAAAGGAGTACGGCGGCGATGAACGATGTTGATAAATATCTTTATTTTCACTAATAAATCGTGAATCCCAAACATATGGACAGATTTTAGATTTCGGCATGATGCGATTAATACATCCGGCGAATTCTTTATGAAACCAGTAATGCGGTGAAGTCCAGATTTCATCTAATCCCCCAATTACATGGTGACTAAAATTCATTTCCGGATAAAACATGGGTGTTTCAATATCAATGTTTAAAATGTTACCAAGGTAGACTTTGACTACTTTAGCGCCAACTGAGCGGAAAGCATTTCGGATATTTTTGTCGCATGACATTCCGAGCTCAATATATGCGAAGAGGCGAAATGGTGCCTTCATGTATCCTTCCATGTCAATTACCCGGATGGTTTTGTGGAGTTCCGAGCCATTGGTGCTTTTAGCAGAATCAACGAAGAAAAAGGGTTGATATCCCGCTGCTTCTAGCATTGTATAAATAACGAAAACATTCTGAAAAAGACCATTCGCCCAGAGATGATGGTCGGGAATCTTAGTTGTAGTTAAAAAAACGGCTTTCATTTCGGATTGAATTTTCATATTGTGAAGTGAAAAAGAAGGTGTAGGTAACGGTTGTATCTTACTTTCTTCAGTAAAACCCATTACTCGGTGTATGTATTTAATTCGTCATTTCTTTACGCGGAAAGATATTGTTCTTCCATAGGGGACATACAAGGATGTCAACAATATTATTTTTTACAAGTGATCGTTTTGCTTTTGCCAATTTATCGCCTAGTGCGACTACTGAAAAAATAATTTTAACTCCCGACCCAGTGGACGGAAGTCGTCTTTTTATTGGAAACAGCACAATGATTAGTTATGATGTACGCTGTAATATATCAACGTTTGATGGAAGTCGTGCAACAATGACTATTGATACATTAAATAATCGCGTTGGTATTGGTATAAGTTCACCAACAGTGGCGCTTGACATTGTTGATGCTGCGGGTGTCCGAATTGTTGGCCCTACAAATATTACAGGAGCGACAACTTTTACAGGCAATTCTCGTGTTATTGGAGTAGCAACTGCTAATAGTTTTACAGGTTCGGGAATTGGTTTAACAAGTATTCCGGCGGCGCGCATTGTCGGTAGTTTACCGGCCTCAGTGTACGCAAATGCTACAATCCCAATAGCGGCACTATCTGGATATGATAATGGTAGTCTATTACTCTCTGGACAGCTTGCGACAGAAACTCTTAATGTAAGTACTATAACAGCCCAGCAAGCTAGTTTTAGTTCTCTCAGTAGCGGAAATGCTGGAATTGATACGCTTTCAGTTAGAGCATTCAGTACAGCATTTGGCTTTGTAAGCACATTAACAATTGGTCGTCTTCTTGCTGGGTCAATCAGCAGTGGTTCAATTGGTTCACTTGTAACAGATTCTGGTTCATTTAATCTTATTACTGCTGGAACTGGTGCAATTAGTATACTAAATACGACATTATTAAGTACCGGAGCAGGCGTCGCAAGTAGTTTTACAGTTGGAATACTATATGCGGCAACAATTAGTAGTGGAACACTTATTTCACTTTCTTCGGCTTTAATCACAGTAAGTAACACTGGAGTCACAAATTCAGGAAATATTACTACTGTTAGCAATAATCTTACTACTGTAAGCAATGCTGGAACTACAAATACAACAAATATTACAACAGTAAGCAATAAAGTTAATTATCTTCTTACAGTATCAAATGTTTCTGCTATAACTATGTCTACTAGCTATGGATTCTTTTCAACAATTTCTGCTGGGACTGTTTATGGACGCTTTGTGGGCGATGGATCTTTGTTGACCAATCTTCCTGTTACTGCTGCGCTAACAACTGTTAGCAATAATCTTACTACGGTAAGTAATACTGGAGCAACAAATACCGCAAATATTACAACAGTAAGCAATACAGCTAATTATCTTCTAACAGTTTCCAATATTTCTGCCATAACTATGTCTACTACTTATGGTTTCTTCTCAACAATTTCTGCTGGGTCTGTTTTTGGTCGCTTTGTGGGTGATGGATCTTTGCTAACCAATCTTCCTGTTACTGCTGGACTAACAACAGTAAGTAATAATCTTACTACGGTAAGTAATACTGGAGCAGCAAATACTACAAATATTACAACTGTTAGCAACACAGTCAATTATCTTCTAGCAGTGTCTAATATTTCAGCAATAACTATGTCCACTAGTTACGGATTCTTTTCATCAATTTCTGCTGGGACAATCTTTGCTAGATTTGTGGGCGATGGATCTGGATTAACAGGCATTGCTAGTGGCGGTGTATCAATTATCCCTCCTGTTCTCAGCACAACTCTACTAAGTACAGGTATCTTAACTGCTAGAAATATTTCAACAACAGTTATATCAACAAGTTATGGATTCTTCTCAACAATTTCTGCTGGGACAATCTTTGCTAGATTTTTGGGCGATGGATCTGGATTAACAGGCATTGCTAGTGGC